TATAGAGGTAGGCACTACGTTTTTAGCGATAGATAAGTTTTCAGCTACACCAGGTAAGTCAGGAGTCCATTCTGTAAATGTTACTCTTTGAATAGCCATTTAGTATCCAATCGCAAACCATGAAACTTGATTTGATGTTCCAACACCATTATATGATGCTGGATTTGTAACGCTCATGGTTGTTGTAGTGTAGTTTGTAGTTAAAGCGCCACCTTGGTCATTAGTGTTTGTTCCTACCTTACTTGCAACTGCCATAAAACATTGCGCAGTAAATGCTATTGGAAATGTAACAGTTATAGTTCTGTTGCTTGTGGAAATGGTAGCAGTTACCCCCCATTGCAAAATTAATCCTCCAGGCAATTTTTGATAACCACTTTCTGTTAGTGATTTATCAAAATTTAAAGGCGCACTTGTCCATGTAGTACCATTAGACGTTAATACGTTACCTGAGGTGCTAGGAGCTACTGTTTGTAAAGCACTTGTGCCGTTACCTAACAATACATTGTTTAAAGCTAAAGTGTTTTTACCAGTACCTCCACTATTAACAGCTAAAGGCGTGTCTAAATCAACAATGGTTCCACCAGTGATGTCAACATCATCAATGGTGCCTCCAGTGATGGCTACACTAGCATTATTAGCATCAACAGCAGATTTAACAAAAGCAGTAGAAGCTACTTGAGTTGTATTAGTTGTACTAGGAGCAGTAGGTACAGTAGGAGTACCTGTAAAGTTAGGACTATTTAGATCTGCTTTAGTAGCAACAGCTACAGCAATAGCATTATACTCATCATCAATCTCAGCTCCTTTAATAATCTTATCTGGATCCCCAGAAAGAAGAGCATCTTTAGAATAGAAGTTAGTTGCTTTTACATAATTACTCATGCTAATTTTCCTGTTTTTAAATACACTGTCATTTGTTGTAAGCTTACTGGAGCACCATCAATAGTACACTCAACACCAAACTCTAAGATCTTTCCAGATCCACCTAAGTTTAAATCAATTTCTGATATGGCTGTACCAGATGTAAACTCACCAATATTATATTCTGAAATATTATATTGTGAAGCTCCAGATACAAAGTCTTTAGCATAAGTTCTAGAAGAAGAAGTATTACTGTAATCAAAACCATACTTAATAATAATGTCTTGAGTACCTGATGCAATTACAATTACTTTAGCTTTCTTTAAAAACTTAAGAGTAAATGGTTCACCTACATCTGTATTAGAAGTAGTATACTCTAAACGATAAGAGTCCCCTCTATCGTCATATCCAAAATATCTTCCTATACCACCAGCCATACCTAAATATAAGTTACGATCATAAGTAGCACATAAAGCCTTAGGTACTAAGTTATTCCATATGGTAGTTCTTGAAGCGCCATTAGGAAGTGTTTGTCGTAAATCAAAATAAATAGATTGTTTAAGTCCAGGTAAAACTAATAAATAAAAAGCATCTCTTTCAAAGTAAACACTTTTAACATTAGTAAGACTTTCACCATTAATATAATTAACCAAGTCATCACGAATGTTAAGAGATAGCTCTCTCATTGGCATAGACTTTTCTTCAACAGTTCTTCGTAAAGAACGTAGTCCACTCTTAGACAAAAAGATTAAGTCAGTACCTGTTTGTTGTACAGAATCTCTAGCAATACAACCTACACCATTAATAACATCAGCTAGTGCAATTGTAGTAGGATCATCTGCATTATCATAAACAACAATGTTATTAGAACAAAAGATAATTAAAAATTTATTGTAAGAACTAATAGCAACAATTTCATCGTTGCCTCCAACTACTGCACCAATGTCTAGTAATCCAGATCCTGTACCTGAAAAATGAGCACCATCTAAAAGTCTACTATAGAATACTGTTGTTTTATTTTCAGTAACTCTACCAGTCCATAATCTACCAAAAGCAGCATGAACACAATCAGGATCAAATAAACCTAAACCACTTGGGGCTGTTCCATAATCACCAATTCTTTGAAATACATAAGGGCCACTATGAGCACCTTCTCTGTATACCATCATTCTATTACCAGCTTGTGCAGCAAAAGCATATGACTCAGCAGAAGCTCCTGCATTTTCTTGTAATGCAGCAAACTGCCAACGATTACCTGTAAAGGTAGGTTGAGTTGCTAATGCTACTGGTCCACCAGAGTCAGGACCAAATACTAATTTTCTAGTTAAAGTATCTGTACCAGAAAATAACTTACCACCACCAGCTGATAAGAATGTAGAGTTTCCACCTACATCTCTAAACTCAAATATAGATTCAATGTATTGATCATTATTTAGATCACCATTATTAGTGGTAAGCATTTGCCATCCACGACGGCTACCTAACCTACCATATCTATCAATGATACAGTTAATAGCTTTCTTAGCATAGCCAGATTCAAGAGTCACACCACTTTCTTGAGTATTTAAACCCAAGAAACCTAGTGTAGCATTACTTGCTGCTTTTAAAGCACCTGGCATTAGTAAGGACTCCAAGTAATTTCATCCATACGTTGACCAGATTCAATAGCAATGTAATCTGCCAACATACTACGGTAACGCATTTCATGTTCTACATTACCACCATCATCACCTCGTTCTGAAATAGCACGAGAGATAGTACCTTCGATAACTACATCAGCAGGTACAAGAATCTTATCTGTATTTAAACTTAACTTAGCTTGAGGAATAATACAGTTAATTCTAAGATTGTAAACTCCATCAGGAATTGGATAGAAGTCTACTTGAGTATCTCCATCAGGAGAAACACCATTAAAGTTGTAGTAATAAGGAGAACCTGATTCAGGATTTGAAAGTAAGAATTGTCTATCAAACCACTTAGTACTACGTTGTTGCATAATGATATTATCAGTATCATTAAACATATCTAAAATTCTAATACGAGTAGTAGAACCTTGTAGTTCATAGTTAAATAAAGTATTAGTAGTTACTGCAGTTAATGTTGTACGTAAGACAGACCAGTCCCAAGTATCTTCTACTTCACGTTTAACTACATTAACTAGATCGCCAATAAGTCTACTATAAGGAGTTTCTTGTACAGAAGACACCTCATTTTCTCTAAGTCTACGTAAAACACTATTGACAATATCTAAATAATTCATTATACTTTCCTAAGTTATACCACAATTATACCACAATATAGTATATTTGTCAACTACTTTTTAATTACCACTTGACTTTATCTGCCCAGTATGCTGCAGACATTTTACCTTTAGCAATGTTAGAAGCATGACGAGCTTTAAAACTTTTCTGTCTTGCTTTTTCACTAGCAGTTTTTGGAGCAGCACCTGCACCACTAACTCCCTGTTGACCAAAGCGAATAGTTTTAACTTGATCTCCTGATTTAGCTACAACAACATGAGACTTAGTTGGGTGAGAAGGAGTACGCTTAGGTTTATTAAACCCAGCTACTCCCGCTCTTTCTAAACGAGAGTCTTTCTTCATATGTTATCCTTTAGTAAAGATACCTAGTAAACCTGCAATAGATACACCTGCTGTAATAATAGCATTAGCTAGTTCAGGAGTAATACCTACACCTGCAGCAGTAACTAATAGTACAGCACCACGCCATGATGAAGGTTCTTGAGCACGTTCTAATAAATATGTAATCATAATGTTTTTCCTTTTTGAAAGTCTTGCAAAGTTAAACCACCTGTATATTGACAATGTGCCAATTCTTTAAACTTGTTCCATCTACCTGCCCACTCTAAACCACATTGTTCTGCTATTTCTCCACACTTAGTAAATAGCCCTACATCAGACCATTGAGCCTTACCATTTACTAAGGGTACAAAATCGAAAGCAACACGCCAGTTGTGGAAGGATTGTCCAGCCTTAGCATTCGTAACAATTTTTCCAGGAGTAGTTCTACCTTGAGCATATAAAGCACTTTGTGATTCCCCATCTCTGTATGTAGAAGTAATTAAAATATCAATACCTTGTTTATCACAAGAAGCAATAAACTTTTCACAAAGAGTTTTAACCTTTGGATTTAAGTCTTCTAACTTACGAGAATTAATCATAGCTTAATAGTCCATCCATG